AAGCGTGTGGTTGGACGTGCCTTGGGCAAGTAGAAGGGTGCAAACCACATGGCTACCCGCCTGACGCTCGCAAACCTACAACCAAGGAATTGATCAAAGGATACGGGCCGTCACCGTGGGATGTCCCAGACTACTGCAACGACTTCAATGCGATGCATCACGCTATGCTGTTACACCCTCGAAAAGAACTGCTAAGAGACTTTCTCTACCTAGAAGTGCTAGAAGACCCAACAAACACAACAAACGAACCAGCGTGGGCAACAGCTAAGCAATGGGCAACTGCTTACCTGCGATCAATCGGAAAATGGATTGAATGAAAAATAAACAAAAGCAATCGCGAGTATCTCACGTTTTCCGCAAGCGCAGGAGCTTCTGGTGGGTATTGCTAGCCAATCGCAATCCTGCATGGGAAAGAGCCTACGAAGTATCGTGGGAAGGCATGAGGAAGCGACACAAACAAAAACAATGAAAATCTCAGACATCATCGAAATCGTAGCGGCAGAAATGGACGTTGACCAAGACGAAATCACCAGCAAGAGCCGAGTGCAAGAAGTTGCAGACGCTCGTGCAGTCGTGCAGGCAATCATGCGCGACCGAGGCTGGATCTTGTCACGCATCGGCACCGTTTTCGGCACGGATCACACCACAGTTATGCACAACTGCCGCAAGATCGAACAGGCTCGCGCCATGATAAAAGCTTATGATGCGGCAAAGACCGCGCTAACACTCTCCCAGCCGAGTGGCTGATGGGAACTAATGCCTCCGCTCCCGCAATGTTCAGGCGCGTGGAGTGGGGGCGAACTTAACAAGAATATGTACATACCAAAGTATTTTTACAATCTAAGCAAAGAAGAGCAAGCTGCATGGATGACTGCGAAAAAAGAGAAGAGAAAATATTATTTCGCAAAATGGTGTGCTGAAAACCGCGAAAAAATGGAAGCTAGCAAAGCGAAATACTATGCTAAAAACCCTGATAAGGTAAAGGCTCGTAGTGCAAAATGGCGCGCTGAAAACCCTGATAAAGAGAAAGCTGCAAAAGTAAAATACCGCGCTAAAAATTTAGAAAAAATCCATGCTAGAGATGCGAAATACCGCGCTGGGAATCCCGAAAAGATAAAAGAAATGAATAAGAAATCATGGATTCGCAAACGATCAGAAAAAACCGCAATGAAATTTTTCCAGATGACGCAAGCGTTGTCTGAAATTGCAAACATCAACACAGAAAAGAAATGAATACACAAACCGAAATCATAAACCTAGAGCAAGAAGTCGCATCATTTGTTGCAGCGTATCAGCGAGGCATGGATGCATGGGAAGAAGCAGGGCGAATCATCGTTCGCATCGTTGACCACGACCCGCACGCTGTGGATGACATTATCAAACAATGCCCCGCGCTAACGCCTACAATCATCGGGGTATTTGAGCGCATCGGCAGAGGGTTACTGCTGCCGTCATTGGCGATGGATAGCAGCGAAGGGGCGCGTAGGCTCCGAGAGTTGCCCTTGTCACTCCAGAAGCGATACGAGCAAGAGCCGATCCCGCTGATCGTCAATACCAACAACGGAACGGACGTTTTACTTGTGGACGCTAAGAACATGACACGCGAGCAAATCAAACAAGTGTTTGCCAAGGGTCGAATCAGAACAGAGGGCGAGCAGAAAGCATTCTTAGCACAGCAAGCGAGCAACAATGCCAAGCCATGCCAGCAAGGCAAGCCAGCGTGGACTGTGAAGAATGGCAGAGTCATCTTTGAAGCAGGGACAACGCTCACCGCTGGAGAGCTTGCAACAATCTTGGCTCAGATCACGAAGTAAAACAAACGCTTAAAACATTACAAGGCATCGCTCAAACGGGCGGTGCTTTTTTTGCTATTGACATAACGCAATCAAATTGCAATTGTCAGCGCATGGCAACCAAGAAACGCAAACCGCTCGGCTGGGCTAAGGAGAAAGTCGGGCGGCAATTGATCGCTCACGAGTTCATCGGCAGACGCGAGATGCAAGAGGCATTGCGAGCATTTGAGGATCATCGGGGCATCATTCGCGTGCCATATGGCAGCACCAAGCCGAGAATCAATGCAGAATCGAAAGGCGTAAACGTAACTAAATAACAAGTAATGTAATCCAATTGTAACCAAAACAAAAAACACGTCAAGACAAAAAAAGAAAAATGATTGCGAGCGAGATAAATCCTTTAGGCTTAGTCGGTAACTGCAAACGCAAGTTGATTGCATTTAAGAGAATATGCGCAGACACCCCCACTAAGGAATCTTTTACGGTTTTGAAATGCCCCATGCGCTGCGTCTCGCGGTCAATCTAAATGCACAAATTTTGCAATAAGCTCTAAAATAAACCAATGAAAACGACATTATGAAAAACAAACCAAAAATAGAAATACTCAAAACCGACTCACTGATTCCCTACGCTAGAAACAGCCGCACGCATAGCGAGGCACAGGTAGCACAGATCGCTGGCAGCATGCGAGAGTTTGGCTTCACGAACCCAGTGCTGATCGACGGAGAGAATGGCATCATCGCCGGTCACGGTCGCATCATGGCAGCGCAGAAGCTCGGACTCGCCGAAGTGCCGTGCATTAGGCTCGATCACCTCACAGAGACGCAGCGCAAGGCTTACGTCATCGCTGACAACAAGCTCGCGTTGAACGCCGAGTGGGATGAGGACATGCTCGGGCTGGAGCTGGCAGACCTGCGGGAGTTGGATTTTGATTTAGACCTGACTGGTTTTGATGGGACTGAAATCGAAGCTGCACTCAATCCTCCTGAGTTGGATCCAAATGAATCGGATGCTGATCTTTACTCGCACAAAGTCGAAACACCGATCTATGAACCGAAGGGTGATAAGCCTCCGATTGAAGAACTGGCAAACCATGAAAAGGCAAACAAGCTAATTGCAGCAATCAAAAAAGCCAAGCTGCCCGTTGATGTCTCATCATTCCTTGAAGCGTCAGCTGCTCGCCACATCATTTTTGATTACGGCAAGATCGCCGAGTTTTACTGCCACGCTGACAAGCCAACTCAAGAGTTAATGGAAGATTCGGCACTGGTAATCATTGATTTCAAGAAAGCAATCGCTGACGGCTACGTTAACCTGACCAAGCGTCTGCAATCGCAGTTTCAAGAAGCAACCTCTGACTTTTCGGAAGAATGAAATTCGCAGCATTTATTTTATCCCATGGACGGGCTGAATCAGTAATCACCTTTGCCACTCTGCGCAAACAAGGTTACGATGGATCGATCTTTATCGTGATCGACAACGAAGACAGCCAAGGCGACCAGTATCGCGAAAAATATGGCGATCAAGTCGTGGTATTCGACAAGAATAAGTATGCAGAAGCCACTGACAACTACGACAACTTTAAAAACTATCGAAGCACGACCCACGTTAGGAACGCCATATTTGATATTGCAAAAACAAAAGGTGTTGAGGCATTCGTAATGCTTGACGACGACTATTCGTTTTTCTGCTACAAGTTCAATGGATCACTGAAATACGGTGACTGGCTACACAAGCGAAGTCTCGGAATATCGTTTCTTGCTGTCGTTGATTTACTGAAATCATGTCCAAAAATATCGTCAATCGCATTTGCTCAGCAGGGCGACTTTATCGGCGGCCCGAATGGTGGCTTCTCGCAAGCTGTAAAAACAAAGCGAAAGGCCATGAACAGCTTTTTCTGTTTGACGGCACGTCGATTTAATTTTGTGAGCAGATTGAATGAGGACGTTAACACATACATGACACTTGGAATGCGTGGTGAAATTTTTCTAACGATAAACCAAATTTCGTTGAATCAGCAAACCACTCAGGCAAATGCCGGCGGAATGACAGAAGCCTATTTATCCAGCGGCACTTATGTGAAAAGTTTTTACACGGTAATGGCAATGCCATCATCAACAAAAATCATGCCGATGGGATGGACAAACCCACGGCTTCACCACCGGATAAGTTGGAACAATTCAGTTCCAAAGATTATTGATGAAACGCACAAAAAATCATGAGTGAGAAACCAAACAAAGGCGGCAGACCGAAGCTAGAGATTGACGGCGATCTTGTCAAAAAGCTGGCAATGTAACTCGACCGATGCGCTCTAATCCAATAACACATGAGTGAAAAAAACGTCATCACGCCAGAAATGGCGCAAAAAATACAAAGCGCAAACATTGACAACATCCTGAAAAAGGTAAAGGCAGGCAAGGTGCTGACAGCTCAGGAGCAAAAAGCGATTGCTGAAAATAAGCAAGATGAAGTAGTTGATAAAAAAACTCCATTATTTACTGCTCGTCAAATGACCGAAGCTCTAGACGTAACAGCGGGTAGAATTACGCAACTCAAAAACGATTGCGTTCTTGTGCCAGTTGGAAGCAAGTATGATGCCATTGCGTCAATGCGTGCTTATGTTAAAAAATTGCGAGACAAACAAAAGGACGTTATCACTTTTGAAGGCGTGCCGGACATCGACGAATCTAAAGCTCGCAAGGAGGCAGCGCAGGCGGGACTAGCAGAGTTGAAGCTTGCAGAGGAGAAAATGGAAGTTGTCAGGATCGCAGAGATCGACACGCGAGATGCTAAGATTGGCGCAGCAGTCAGGGCAGCGACCATGAAGCGCAGATCAGAATTGCCGCCTATTTTGGAGGGGTTGAGCGCAAATCAGATTGCGGCAATCCTCGATGAGCGAGATCGTGACTTTCTGGAAATGCTTGCTGACCAGCAAAGCGAGTTTTGGGAGCGCAGGGAAAAACTAAAAGCAGCAATGGAAAATGAGTGATGCATTTTGCCGAGCGGTCAGACCGCCATCAGATTTACAAGTTGCCGATTGGTGCGCTCAAAACGTGCATATTGTCGGATCAGAACGCTCATCGAAATTTGACATCGATCAATTCCCCTGGTGGAGATTTCCGATGGAGCAGATCCGCAACCATGACGTGCAAGAGGTTTACGTTACCATGCCAACAGGCAGCGGAAAATCAACAATGGCAGAAGCGTTATTTTGCTACATTGTAAGCGAGGATGCAGGGAATTTGCTTTACGCATCGCAGGCAAACGACAAGGCGAAGTTTTGGGCAGAGTCTCGATTGTTGCCAGCATTAAAAAGGTGTAAATCACTTGAAAGTTTATGGCCCGAGGATCGGCACAGCTCGCGCAAAACGGAGATCATCTGGCCTCACATGGCGATGCAATTCGTGGGCGCGAACCTCACAAACTTCCAAGAGGTGTCAGTTCGCTATGTTTTCGGCGACGAGGATTGGCGATGGGATGATGGATTAATAAAAGAAGCATTGGCGCGGCACCATGAGCGATGGAATCGAAAAGCGTTTTTCGTTTCGCAGGGCGGTTACAAGCACAAAGAAGGATTTAGAAAGCGCGAGATTGCCACGGAATACATTTACAAATGGGCATGTCAGGGCTGCGGGAATTACCACGATTGGAGCGATGCAAATCTGAAATATGACATTGTAAAAAAAGACGGGGAAATAGACCGACAATCAACGTGCGATACGGCGCGGATTCAATGCCCGAACTGTGGACACATTCACAAAGACAGCATTCAGGATCGCCGGGCATTGTGTGATTCCAGCACTTACATTTTAGAGCGCATCGGCAGTAATCCACGAATGGTTTACATCCACGGAGTGACACGGCTCACTATGTGGTGGGTTTCATATAGCGAGGTCGTCGGCAGGATTCTCGACGCAAAGGATCAGCTAAACAATGGGCGAATTGAGCCATGGAAGCAGTTGCGGCAAAAAGACTTTGCAGAGTTTTGGGATGAAAACTTTGTGCCAGACAAAAAGGAAATAGCCATCGGTGACTTTTCAAAAGAGGAACTAAGCGCAACACCAATCGAAAACGAGCATGGACGCTACATGACTATTGACTGTGGCAAAGGGCATTACTGGCATATTGGCGCGGCATGGACTAAAGACGCAAAATGCAAAGTTCTTTCCGAGGGTTACATCGATAGCGAGGCAAAGCTAAAAGCGGTGCAGGACAAAGCTGGAATCGCAGCAAGTAACGTGTTTGTTGACATTTCATGGGACACGGAAAACCTTGACGTTCTCGCGATGATTGAGCGCAACGGCTGGACGGGCATTAGAGGTAGCGACAAGCTAGAGTTCACGCATCAAACGCAGGATGGGAAACAAGTTGCCAAGGCGTATTCGAAATACGGACGCATGATGACTAAGAGCAAGCAGATCGTGCGTTACTTTTTCGTATCGTCAAAACGATTCAAAGATGACACCGATGGATTGCTCAACGCTGGCAGGATTGAGCTGCCGATTGATGTTAGCGACAACTTCCGCAATCACCTGAAGGCAGAGGTCAAAGCTGAGACAACAGACGGAAAAGGCAACGTCACGCAGTTCTGGAAAACTCTGAATCGTAACAACCACTTGTGGGACTGTCTTTATTACAATGTTGCAGTTGCTTACGTTCGCGGCGTTTTCAAGGGTGAATAAATTAGCCGAAAAAAATACTTGACGCAACAAGAATCAATCGCGCAATACGCGCATGAATCTTGCTCGGCTAGCATTAACGGTCGCAAAGGCTACGCGAACGAACGCGACTGCCATGCAAACCATTCGTGACGAATACGCCGCGATTGCGCTGGAAGTTGCCACATCAGCCGATGCTGGCAAAGAGTTAACTAGCGCAACGGTCAACGGTCAAACCTTCTCACAGTCAACGACTATTTCCAAAGCTGACCGCTTGGCACTATTGGAGCGAGTCGTTTGGCATTATGACAACGGCTTCACATCCACAACCCGAACCCGTGTATTTTTCCAATGATCGTTGACCAATACGGACAAACTGTAAAATTTGCGCACGCTGCTACGCGTGATGTTCGCCGCTCGCCACAATACGAAAATCGAGATGGTGACATTGACAAGTTAATCCCGATGAATGACCGCCGAACCTTGGCGGCATTGTCACGCAGGCTATACACCAACATGGGCGTGCCGAGGGCAGCAATCAATCAAAAAGCCGATTACAGCGTTGGTGAGGCATGGCTTCCAACTTACACAGGCGCGGATCGTGACGCTGGCAACGCTGCCACGCAATACCTGATAAACGTGCTTTATCCTAACAGCGACATCCGCGGCGGGATGTATGATTGGCAAACTGACTTGCGTTTGACATCCATCGCCATGGATCGAGACGGCGGGGATTTCACGCTTTTGACCTACGATTCAAGCGGGACATTTCCACAGTTTCAGTCGATCCCGTATCACCAATGTTGGAGCAAAAACGCAGCGGACGGGCAAGAGCTAAAAGACGGCACCTACAAAGGCGCAGTCATCCGCGATGGCGTTATTTACAACAAAGCTGGCAGACCGATTGCATTTCGTATCAGCACTGGCACGCAGTCATCGGATTATGAGGATTTCCCAGCATACAAAATCATTCACGGCTTTAACCCTGAATGGCAGGAGCAAGGGCGCGGATTGCCGAGCTTTACGCACGCATTGGAAGATTTGAAGCATTGCTTGCAATCAACCGAATACGAACGCATCCGTCAAATGATCGTTTCAAGCATTGGGCTTGTTGAACACAACGAAATTGGAGGTGCTGATTTGGACGATCCAGCAAACACTGACATGCTTTGTAACACTGATACTGGAATCACTTTTGAGCGAGTTCAGCCAGGAACAAACCGTTACTTTGTAGCTGGCAGCGGCAGCAAAATTGAAACAATCAAACACGAAAACCCCGGTGACGTTTGGGAATCATTTCATGACCGCATGATCCGAATGAGCTTGATAGGCATTGGCTGGTCATATTCGATGACTTGGAAGCCAGCAGGGCAAGGCACGGCAGAACGGGCAGAAGTTGAACGCGCACGCAGAGCTATTCTTGCACGTCAAAAAGTGCTGAAATATATTGCCAAGCGCAAGCTTGAATACGCTTATGCAGTTCTGGCAGCCAACGGGAAAATCACACAAGTTGCCGCGCCGTTTTCTTGGTCATTTACAATGCCGCCACGTTTGACCGTGGATGATGGCAGAGAAGCGCAAATGGCACGCGAAGGATTCAAACTTGGAACCATCAACATGGGTGACATTCTGGAAGCGCAAGGCACAACGCTAACGGAGCATTACACCGAGCGCGCTGAGGAAATCGCAATGCGCAAAGTCATCGCCGCGCAAGTAGCAGAAAAATACAAAGTGATCATCGAAGATCGCGAAATGGTGATGCTCACGCCAAACGAAATGAGCCAACAACAATCTACACCGAATGAAGAACCAACTGCATAATCACCTTGCAATGCAACGCTTTTACGCTTGCGATGCGTCACAGCTAAACGCTGCAATGAACGCTAGTCTCGACGATGTTGAGATTGAGGATTTTTACAACCTTCGACCATCGCCATCAATCGAAAATGAAATCGGCACAATCTCGATACAGGGGATGCTGACAAATGGAGTTCCAGCAATTTACGAAAAGGTCGGAATCGTGACCAGCTACGATACGATCAAAGATGAGATTGATGATTTGATGGAGCAAGGAGCGCAAGCAATCAACTTTGTAATCAACAGCGGAGGCGGCAGCGTAAATGGTGCTATTGAGCTTTCGCGCTACATTGCATCACTATCCGTGCCAACTGCCGCAACGGTAATGTCTTGCGCTTGCTCTGCGGCTTACATGCTGGCAAGTGCTACCAATCGCATTGTGATTTCTGAAACCGCTCAAATCGGCAACATCGGAACAATCATGACTTGGTATGATTATACTCAATACGAGCGCAATATCGGAATTGAGGCAAAGGCAATAACCAACGAAGGCGCAACGCTGAAATCAACTTTCCATTTGGAGCCGAATGCAGAGCAACTAGCATTTTTGCAAGAGTCAGCAAATCAATTTGGCGATGCTTTTAAAGCGTTTGTTTCAGAGCGCAGACCAGACATCGACGAAGAAGTTTTCCGCGCTGGCTGGTATTCTGGACAACGAGCAATCGACCTAGGCTTGGCAGATGAAATTATCTGAAAAAAAATCTTGACGTAACACAAATCAATCAAAAATCGAACTCGAAATGAGCTTTAACCCATTCGCAAACAAAGCAGACCTCGAAGCCGCGCAATCGCAAATTGCATCGCTCACCGAGGATCTGACCGCAGCACAAGCTGAACTATCCGCTGAACGTGAGACAGTCGCAGCTCATGCACAATCAATTTCTGACTTGCAAGCACAAGTTGCAACTCTCACCGCAGAGCGTGATACATCCGCAGAAAGCTTGACACAAGCACAAGCGCAAATCGTAACTCTCCAAGAAGAAGTGCAAACTGCCGAGGCTAGCGCAGAGCAAAAAGCCATTGTGCTACTTTCGCAAAACGGACACGAAACACCAGTTGCAATCGAGGAAGAAAGCGCAATCAAAAACAAAACTCTCCAACAGTTCAACACGCTCACGCCTGCCGAGCGCATGAACTTCGTCAAAACTGGCGGCAAAATCATCAACTAACATAACACATGTCAAACACACTTACTAACTTAGTGGCTGACGCTTATTCCGCGCTTGACGTGGTATCGCGTGAGCTTGTCGGATTTATCCCATCCGTAACCCGTGACGCTTCCGCTGATCGCGTTGCCGTTGGTCAAAATCTCCGTTCGTTCAAAACTGCTGCAAATACAGCAGGCAAGGACATCACCGCTGCCATGGCTTTTCCTGCAATCGCAGATCAAACCGTAGGCAACGAAAACATCACAATCACCAAGGCTCGCGCTTTTCCATTCTCTTGGAGTGCTGAGGAGCAATACGCGGTCAATCAAGGTGCTGGCACTTTGTCAGTTGCTCAGGATCAAATCGCCCAAGCCATCCGCGCTGCCGTAAATGAGATCGAAAATGACCTCGCTGACGCTGCCGCACTTGGTGCATCGGGTGCAATCACACCAAACGCAACAACTTTGTTTAGCGCAACATTGAAAGATGCTGCATTTGCCAAAAAGTTCTTGGATGATCGCGGCGCACCACTTAGCGACCGTCACATGGTTCTCAACACCACGGCTTCCGCTGCCATGCGCGGATTGACCCAGCTTAACAGCGTTGATAGTGCTGGAGATAACGGCTTGCTTCGCCAAGGAGTTCTTGGCAACCTTATGGGTTTCGGTGTTCGTGAGTCTGCTCAAATCGGATTAACCGCCACTGCCACAGGTGCAAACTACCTTGTTGACCTTGTAGCAGGTTATCCAGTCGGCAGCACCACGATCCACGTTGACACAGGCACTGGCACAATCCCAACTGGATCGCTTGTGACCATTGGCGGCAACACTTACACCGTAACCAGCGGATTCGCAGGTGACGGAGACGGCGATATCACAATCGCAGCACCTGGACTTATCAAAGCAATCGCCAACAACGATGCTGTGACGGTTCTCAGCGCGCAAGATGCAAACGCTGCATTCAGCCGCAACGCAATTATCCTTGCAACACGCTTGCCAGAAGTTCCACTTGGCGGCAACGATCTTGCTTTGATGCGCGAAGTCGTAACTGACCCACGCAGCGGACTTAGCTTTGAGCTTGCTGTCTATCCCGGCTATCGCATGGTTCACTACGAAATCGGTGTTCTGTGGGGTGCTAAGGTTCTCAAGCCAGAGCATATCTGTTTGCTTGCTGACTAATTTTTCTTGGTAGTAGTCATAACTTCCATCCCGTCAGAAATGGCGGGGTGGTTTTTTCAAAATGTCCGCGCTAACAGAATTTGCAAAAAAAGCTTTCCTATCCGCTCGCACAACGATTGGCGGGGAAACCATCACCATTAACGGTGGCGCGTCTGTTAGCGCGGTATTAAATGAAATCGCAGATTCACAAAGCTACGAAGACACAGGATTTTCACCGATTGCTAGTTTTCAAGCAGTCGTTGAAAGCACTGAATTTACAACTGCTTACACGGCGTCGATTAAGAGTTATATCGGATCATCGGTATCATCCCGCAGCAGATCATTTCGACTAACAGACATTGTTTCAGGACGTTCTTTTATCACTCTTAAATTGGAATCAATCACCAGAGCATGAAGCTAACTATGAAAACCGACAATCGACAACTAGAGCGCAGCCTTGCTGTGGCTAGTAAGTCGTTTGGCGAGTCATCAGAGCAAGCTTTGTATCGGTGGGGCGTGCAGATCGCAAGGGAGCTTGCAGGCGCAACACAAGCGTTTGGCAAGGGTAAAAAAACAAAGGACATTCAAAACAAGGCAATCTATCTCGACGCTATGAACGTTTGCCGCATGGTTGAATCTCGACCATCGCTAAAAACACCGCAAGCTTGCTATGAATGGATCGAGCAACACAGAACACGCGGACGGCGTAGAACTGTGAAGCTCCCTATTGAGCAAAGAAAGACGGTAACGCCAGCAATCTTGCAAGAGGCATTGAAGCCAAAGCGGGACAATGCTGGCATGGCAAAAGGCGCATGGTTTGGATCTGGCAATCAGCTATCGAGCAAGCAAAGCGGTACGCAAAAGGTCAACATTGGAAAAAACTTTCTGCCACACGCTCAAAAGTTTGCGAACCTTGGAAATGCTACAACAAAGCGCAGTATTTTTTCGCCAAAAGCGGAATTAAACAACACAGTGAAACATAGTGCCAGCCCTGAAATTCTACCGCAATCGCGCAAGACTCAGGTGGTGAAACGCGCATTGTTAAACATTCTCAAGTGGTATGACAAAGCGGCAACGGCTAAATTCAAAAAACAAAAAGCAGCATGACCTCAACGCTCATTCTTGAATCACTCAAAAATTACATCGCCGATAACGCAATCGGTGATCTTGCTGATTTGGATGTTTTTATCGACGGGGATCAAAGCTTGATCGAGCCTCCCGCAATCAAGCTCACAATTACTGGCAGCAAAGAGCATGAAGTTTTGCGCGGCGTTATTGATTTTAGCATCGCGGCACAACTTGGCACAGTGCCGAGGGTGAACGGTGGCACTACGCTAGCCGACAAGGATGAGCTAGAAGGTCAATTCTATGACTTGCTTGGCGATGTTGTTACATTGCTCGCATGGTCGGAAGCAGACAATACGCTGACAAGAATTTTTGATGCAAGAGATTTTGAACTCGAAACATCGGCAGACAACGACACCACAATTTCACAAATATCATTCACCCTCACAGGGTGCAAAATCTAATCAACAAAATATATGAGCGCAACAGTTTTCGGAACGGCAAAATTTGGCATCGCATCAGAATCCGCATCAACGGGTCTTTTTGCTGCAAACATCAGTTACAGTGGCAACAGTGAAGTTGCTTACGCTCCTAACCATGTAGGGCAGGATGTAGGCATGAGCATTTACAATGAATCTATCGACGTAACAATTGATGGCGTAGTTGCGGTCAAAGGCGCAGGTTTAGTAGTCGGCATCGCTGACACGGTAACGCTTGCCAACACATCAGCGGACTCGCTAACGGTTACCACTGACTTGCTCAAAATCACACCCGTAGCAAATGCCAGCGTTATCGTTTTGCAAGCATCGCTCAAGCGCAGCAATACAGGATTTGAGATGGGCGATCTTACATGCGTATTTAAACCAAGCATTGATTCATCCGCAGTATCGACAGCAAGCTAATAAAAAAAATTATGATCATTTCCTCAGCACTAACAAACAATGGCACGAGCTTTACCGCTAGTCCCGCATCATCGCTCACAACTGGCAGAGTTACAGTCGGAACTTCTGCCGCGCAGCAATCATTTGCAACTGCCGACATTGGCTATGCAATCAGCGCAAGACTTACCACATCTAGCACCACGGCAACGCTAGACGTTCAAACAGGTGTATGCACTGGCAGCGCGGCATTTGTCGCAGGAGTTGCACAAGTCGAAACTGCCACAGTAATTGCTGCTGCTGGGGCAACATCGAGCGGCAATTGCATTGTCACCGTAACGGGATCAACTTTAACGGGATCGCCGCTTGCTGTAACAATCCCGTTGACGACATCAGCGAACACCGCCATACTAGTTGCAAGCGCACTTGCATCGGGGCTAAATGCAAATGCTGCAATCGCCGCTAAATACTCGGTGGCAAGCTCAGGTGCCGATATTGTGCTGACAGTTAAAGCAGATGCAAATGGCAACTTTCTTGCCAACGATGGCACGTTGAACATAGCGATACCTAGCGGATTAGGAATCACAGCGGCATCCACAAGCACTGATACAACGGCAGGGGTTGCCAGTTCTGGAGTGCAAGTTTTAGACGGAGACGGCAAAGACTTTGAAGGCGTTACACTGACATCTATGGCGCGGATTTACGCGCTAGAAATCAACGTCACAAGCGGCAGTGCATCGGCAACGAACGGCACTCAGGTTTTGACGCTACCTTGCAAAATCTGGAATACAAGCGGCATTACTGGCAGCATGTTGACCGCTGATCTAGTTATCACTGCTACATCAGCAGGAACAAACCTTACGATCACCGCTTTGGGCAAATCATCGTAACAACTCAAAAAGAAAATGGAGAAATTTGGAACAGGTGACATCAACCTTGCAACGTCACTCATGAGCATCGGAATCCCGAACGCTCAAGACGTGCCTTGCAAAATTATTTCCCACGAAAACGGCAGCGTTTATTCGCGCTATTATTTTGAGTCTCACAGCATTGATGGCAAACACGATTCGATTGCGATGTCCCGGGCATGGTCGCGCATGGAGACATTGCCAGCAGCTCATCCGCTGCATCATTTGTCTGCATTCGTCAAGACATCACAAAAAGGATTTACGCCGCAAGATTGGCTTGCTCATGCAATTGAGACTTACGATCTAAAGCACGTTGCAACATTTGAGGATGCAGGACGGCACATTGCAAAATTCCCGAACAATGCCGAAAGCTATTGCTTGGCGTTTGCGATGAACCGCAAGGAGTTGCTGCATTTGCACAGAATCGCCGTCCAGAGTATTTACATGACCAATGGCAAGGCAAGTGCAATGATCGACGCGAAGCTGCCGCAGAATCAAAAGCGTGAGCTTGTAAGCAGACTTAACGGTTAAAAGATATGAGCGAAAGAGAAAACAAACTATCAGGAGCATGGCTGGGTGAAATCACACTGGCAGGAAAGCCATTGCATCAGCTATCATTTGGCAGGATTCAGAAACTTAAAATGATTGGAAACGATTGTTTTAACGAGTCGGAAAAACCAGACGAATTGAGCGCAATCACTGAGGTGGTTTTCGCCATGTCGTTAAGCAAGGATGAGTTCAAGGAATACGCACGCAAAGACAAAAACGAGCGTGATTTGATCTTGTCAGACTTTGCGATTGATAATGAGGATGAACTTGAAAGCGTTATTGCTCAGGTCATGGAAGCAGTGGCACGCATCGGAATTGCCCGTATGGAAAGTGGGGCATCGGGAAAGGAGATTCGCCATGCTTAGACGCGCAGCTAGAATACTTCGCGTTACGGCATGGCATCCCGATGGCGGTTATTTTATGGGAGATGGATTGCGCTCGGGTGCTGCAATTGCTTTATTGCGAGAGCATCAAAAACGGTCACACTTTGAGGTATTCGGTAACGGTTGAAGATAAAAAAACCAATGACAAACTAGAACAACTTGAAAGGAACTTAGAACAATGGCTATCGGCACAACAGTAAAAGTAGGATTTGACGGTGAGGAAGTAAAACGTGGTTTTGCTGGTCTTAAAAATGGATTTTCTGCAATTGGTAGAACCATGGGAAAAGGCGCGGCATTGGTCGGCGGCATGATGGCAGCGCAGACGCTGGAAAGCATCATCATCAAGGCGGCAACCGGCACGAATGAACTTGCCGACTTTGCAGGGGCTGCGGAGGATGTTGCATTGCAAACTGGCAGCACCGTTTCGGAAATCATACGCTTAAATAGAGCATTGGAACTTGCAGGAGCGCAAGTTGACGCAGGTCGAATGCTCTCAACGCTTGCTGACAACATGTATGATGCGACACACGGAGGGACAGAGCTGCAAGATACCTTTTTCAAGATTGGATTGAGCGCGGCAGAGTTGGCAAAAATGAAGCCAATTGACCAATTCAAAACCGTAATGCAATCACTCTCCCAATATCAAGGCAGCATCGGGGAACTTAGTGACATTACCGAAAAGATTTTTGGGGCAAAGATGGGAATGCAAGCAATCCGACTTTTCAAAAATGCTGACGTCATGGCTACCGAGATGGGAGCAGATGTTGCGCTTTTTGCTGAGAAGGTAGAAAAATCTGCTGGCAATCTTGGATCATTTTCAGATCAAATCGGGAGATTGAAATACTTGTGGCGCGGAATCAACCTTGCAGGATTTGAAATACTTGGCGGCAATGGTGCATATCTTAAAAAACTATTTGACGGATTAGAAAGCGCAATCAATGCGGGTGACTTCTCAAAACTTGGCTACATGCTGAAATCAGAGTTTGCCAAAGCATTGGAGGTTTTCAACGATAGCGCATTTATGGACACGATCCGCAACGCCATGAAATCACTTGGTGAATCATTTGGTGAAGGTGTCAAAGGATCAATCAAAGACTTGATTCCAGGCATCGGCTTTCCTAATCTTTTCGGCGGCAGCAAAGACACATCGACATCACAACTTTTGCAAGAGGCACAGAAAACAAACACTTACCTCGCAAGCATCGAACGCACTAACGGAACATACGCATGAGCGCAACAATCATCGGAATCGCAAACACTCAAATCATCGCCAATCCAAACTTTCGCGCAAAGAAAGACGGGACTGGCAAATGGACAGCAACGCAGAGTTACCAAATCAAACGCGGTGACTACGCAAGCGTTGCCGAGTATTTCCAAAAAGGCGTAACGATACCTAATATCTACCCCGAAGTTCAGGATTACTTTGCGCCGCTGATTATTGAGGATCACGAATACCAAGAGCAGCCTGGAGGCATGGATTCGATTACTGTTTCCTTTGTCGGCTGGCAGGAAGGCACTGAAGGACAAACAGAGCGTGAGACGGTTTATGAGTATTCGGTGGATATTGCAGAGCGTCCTATTGTTGAGCATCCAAAGTTTATTGAAATGTCGTTGTCAACACCTGATGACGCAGCCGCAATCGTTCGTTGCTTTAATGAAACCGCAAGATGTGAAAACTTAGAAGCTCAAAACCCTCGAATCATTGACAACTTTTCGGGTGATGAAATTACAATCATTACCGATCCGAATCCAATTAAATGGTTTGATATGATTTTCCGCAGGGGCGTTAAAACATACCTTGAACCGATACCAGAATACACTGAGACAAAAACCGATCAAGGCGGATTATCAAATTCCAAAGTTGCAGACCTTGGCAAGATTGATTCGCCTCCGAATTCTCCACCGACACCAAGCGGGAAAGTTTGGATTTTATCAGGTGCAAGCGAAACGCGAAGCAGTGATAACCCAGTTACTTATACTCGCAAGTGGACGGTGATTGACGATACCGAGGATAACAATATACTTTACGATTGATATGGGAAACAAGACAAACTTACCAACAAACCCTCAAGCACCAAAGCGCGGCGATAGAGTCAAAGCTAAAGACATTCAGCAGTTGGCAGCGCAAGTGAAACGGCTTTCTCGCCAAGGACGGGACACGCATATAGGAGCATTTTACCGCGCTCCCGATTCGCCATTTATGCCAAAGCTACGAGGCAAAAAAGATGACCCGCAAGCTTATGAAATTGCATTGGCTAAAGGCTATGTAATTGAACGCAGAATTCCAGATGGCAATGCTTTGATTTATCATTTTCCGACAGGCTTAGTCGATGAGGATGACAACCCGATTTATCACGACATTACAGACGGGCAGGCGATTTACGTCAAAGTATTAGTCAAAAAAGACGGCACCATTGAAGAAGAACCAAGCGTTTTAGTTGGTGAGGACGAGCTAGCGGGTGCGCATTATAAACCGAAGATTTTCGACTTCGATGGCGCGGACGGTGAACACAATTACAAGATCGCCGTATTTGAAATCGTGGACAGCAAGCCAAGGCTTAAACTTTACGGCGCAGGTGACAACATCGACCATTACGATGAGCGGGTCACGATGGAAAACCTAGAAGCTGAAGGCGATTGCTACGAAGTTGGCAAGACTTACAATGAGGCATCGGACAAGGTAGAATTTCGCAAGCTTAAGCAGCTATCAGGTGAAGGATCACCAGTCATTAAGGATCAAACTGATGAGACTATAAATTTCAAGCGCATTAAGGCGCGAACATCCCCGACTCAGATAAATGTAACCGATGATGGAGACGCGATTAAAGTTCATGGCAATGGCGTTCAAGGAGTATTAAAACATATTTCATGTACTGGAGTTGAAACAGATATACTTACATGGGATGATGGTTTGATCACGTCGGCAAGCACATCGTTTACCGCAGGATGCTCAGGAAGTGGTAGTGGGAGGGAAATACCATGATCAAAAAAGCAATCGTTTGTTGCCACGAAGCAGATCAAGAAATGCTGCCAATTTTTATCGAGCGGTGGCGTGATTTATATCCCGATGTTGAGCTATGGCTAGGCAACGACAACGTGAAGCCAGTTACGATTGACCATGATTTGCCAAGCGTGAAAATCACATGGGGAAACGGAGTTGCCAGAAGCATCGTCAACGCCATGCTTGAAACGGGCGGCGATATTGTGGCAAAGCTGGATGTTGATGCCTGGCACTTGAAAAATAACCTATTTGATCCTTTTTCTCAATCGTGGGTCATGGCAAGCGGTCATCAATGGCAAAACCAAGCTGGCAGGTTTTTGGGCATTGCTTACGCAATCAAACGCGAGGCATTGCTTAAGATCACCATATCGCAATCATGCGATTCGATGCGCGGCAATCAAGAGGATACAGCAATGAGTCAGGCGGTGCGCAGGAGCTACCCTAATGGCGTTTATTTGTTCCCGTTTATGCAATGCCGCAGAGCTGATACATGGAACGGCGAGGACGCATCATTGATCCATTGTGGGCTTTACGGACACGATGAAAAAGGAAGAAGCAATGCGCTCATAGAATTGCAGCGATTGGCAAGCGGCGAACACGTCACAAGCAGCGAAAGCGCATGGGTGGGGATGTCGGTTATGCCATCACGTTTGCATGGCGTTGGCGCAATCATCGACCATATGACAAGCGGGAACACAAAACCAAAAGGAGTAATACTCTCGATCCCGAATCACGCATTTAGAACCGATGAGGATTATGACGAATCCGAGGTCGAAAGGCTAAGTGAAAAACACATTGTCAGACGGACAAAAGATTATGGCGCGATTACAAAATACATCGGTATTTGCGAGCAAGTGCAGGATGAAGATTTGTGCATCATTCTTGATGACGATTGCCAATACTCACCACAGCTTGTGGCACGCATGGCAAGCGAATACAAGGAAGGTCACGCCATGGCGAATAGCGTATTTCGCATTTACAACACCGACTTGCCAGAGGGTTATGGCGCGGTGATTTTCCGACGATCACTGATTGACTTAGAAAAGCTCAAACGATTGATTTATTTTTTGAATGAGAATTTTACTGAGGCTTTATTGGCTGATGACGCAATCATGGGCTGGTATTTCCGCAACAACGGCGTGCCAGTCACGAAGCCAGACAAGCCAGTTCACACCAATCCAGCGGAATCGAATTACGACGATTGTGCATTGCACAAGATCGCGGGTGGGCATTTTGATCGCTATCAGCGCACGCTAAAATTTCTCTACGAAAATGCCGATGCGATAAATAAATTGACATGACAAAAATTATGTTGACACAAGGCGTATCAACTACACAAAAGCGCAAAGAACATGGCTACCACCGCAATCTATAACTTGCCAGACATTATGCAGGGTGACACGCTAAGAGCGCAGTCATTCCGCGTCACGATCAACGATGCCGCACCTAGCAGCACGCTTGCTAGCGTCGAAATCGACTTTCGCGCCAATCAGCCAGCGAACTGCCAAACGGCGTTGCAACTGACAAACGGCAACGGGATCACAATTACAAACGCGGCACTGTGGGAGTTCCGAATCGACCGCATCGCAGAGCTTGATCTTGATCCTGCATATTACGTTTTCTCAATCCGAACCATCGCCACGGATGGCACTCGCCGCAACTACATTAAGGGCGGGATGAACGTGACACTACCAACAACCAGAGATTGATCTATGCCCGACGAAGTAATTTTAGACGTAACAACGATTGAGGAAAATGTCACAGTTGAAACAACGGCGGGTGACGTGGTGGAAATACAAGTCGTTGCACCCGCTGGCCCTGCTGGAGCAACAGGCCCCGCTGGCCCGAACAGCGTAACAAGCGCAACGACATCGGACGGCACGGCAAATTTATCAATTGCCGACTTGGAAGTAGTAGGCGGCGAGATTTACACAGACGGTGATTATTCACAAATTTACACGCAGGGGACAGATGCGCATATTTTTACGCTTGGATCGGGAGCTGAAATTTTTACCGAAGGCGAACTAGCTCAAATTTACACTACTGGAGCATCAGCGCAAATTTACACAGCAGGAGCAGGAGCGACAATCGGCACGCAAGGAGCAAATGCAACGATCTACACTACAGGCACAAACGCTACAATTTCAACCGCAGGTTCAGCGGCACATATCCAGACATCGCACGCAAACGCAGCGGTGAAAAGCACCAACTTTGCAGCAGTCGAAAGCGGAGGCGCATCGCTTGTCGATGGCAGCTTTCAACCTTGCCTCACTTGGAGCGCGGGAGGGCGCAACCTGACTATTCCAAGCGGAACGGCAACCACCTTTAACACCACATCCTACACCTACGGAACAGGGGCAGCGGCAGCACACAGAGACTCGCTAGGGCTTACAACGCTCGCAACGACGACACCAGCGGCAAACGTAGCAACATTTCTTGCCACGCCAACCAGCACGAATCTTGCCGCAGCGGTCACAGACGAGACTGGAACAGGCTCATTGGTTTTTGGCACATCGCCATCGCTGACCAGTCCGACGATTGGCACCTCGGCAACATTCAACGCGACAACTTATACTTACGGTGCAGGCGCAGCGGCAGCGCATCGCACGGCTTTAGAGCTTGATACATTACTTGCTTTAAAAGCCAACTTAGCTGGTGGCAACACATTTACGGGTGCACAAACGATTACGGGGGCAAGTCTAACGTTACAAAATGCAGGAGCGGTCACTCTCGCTCTAAACGACACATCAAACGCAAACATACCTGCTTTCAATTTGCAACAGCTTGGCACGACTAGAGGAAGGATTGAGGGTGGAGTTGGTCTAACTTCAAGGCTTGATTTTAGTGTGGGAATCCCGCTTAGTAGGTCGATGAGCCTCAACCAAGGAGGCACTCAAAACTACGGCGTGACAATCGGGAGAAGCTCTATAGCAGGAAATGTAGCACCTCCGACTGACGGTCTTCACGTTCAAGGAACTGTTGCAATTGGAACAACAACGCCAAGCGCAAAGGCAATTCTCGACCTTACAAGCACCACTAAAGGTTTCTTGCCACCGCGCATGACAACGACAGAACGAAACGCGATTACTAGCGTTCCCGCTGGGCTAATGATCTATAATACCTCACTAAACAAACTTAATGTTTATAACGGAACAACTTGGGAAACCGTAACATCACTATAATTTTATGATCGAAAAATTAACACCCGCAGAATATAATCGCGAGCTTGCATTGCGAGTTGTGAAAGCCGTAAATCATTTAGCAGTCACCATGAACGAGTGTTATCATTTGTTCTGGAATCGCGACAAGCAGGAGATTCTAGACAGCCTCAACGCAAATATTGAACTTACGATGCAGCGATTCGTGGCGAATTCGGAGCTTGGCGCGGCTGTGAATTTGCAGTTGGAAAAAACAGACGTTTTAACTCGCGTTATTGTCAACATGCCAGAGGGCTACGTTTTCGAAAACGGAGCATTTGCATACGCTGAGCCACAGCCCGAGCCACAGCCAGAGCCTGAATTATGAATGAAGCAAATTTCACGATTCCAATCGGATGGGCATTGACGGGTTTCCTCTCACTTTGCGGCATCGTTGGCGCATTAGGAAAGCTGATTTACTCACTGCTCATGTATCGCATACAAGCACTTGAAAAAGACGTTACACGGCTGAGTGGTGGATGCGGAGCGCATGGGTGCTTTTGGAGAAAAATTCAATCACCTGACAAATGATCCATCTTGGCACAGACTACGCTCGCACCACTGACAGCAATGTCTATCGCTTTGTGACGCGCAGGATCATCGCCACACCGATCCCGTTCTTCCATCGCAATGCGGCGTTCTGCGATGGCTCTGGTCGAGTCTGGGCAACGATTGAAGAAGGAATACTCTACGTCTCACAAGGCTACGCTTGGAACGGGTGCAGTCCTAAGCGCAAAATGCTAGGTGTGTGGCTCGGCACTCCAGACACGGCGACCAACGTCCACGCATCGCTAGTGCATGACGTGTTGTTTCAATTCTCGGCGACTAAGCATTTCAAACTAACGTTTGAGCAGGTCAACGGGCTTTTCCGCTCGATCATGCGCAAAGATCGCTTTCCGCTTTCTGAAATGTATTACCAAGCGGTCATGGGTTTCGGCTTGGACTTTTGGCAGAAGGACAAAACCGTGCATTCAAAAACATTATGAGCAAAGAAGAAATCAATGCGTTGATTGCAAAACTAAAAACGGCAGTTGCTCACATGCCATCACATCAGCGCGAGCGAGAGCAGGGAAAATTACTGATTGAATCATTGCAAGCATTGATTGAACTAACAGAAACGAAACCATGAAAACACTCAGCGAACACATCCGCGAAGTTGCCACCGAGGAAATCGGCACCAAGGAAGTCGGCTATACAAACACAGGGGAGAGAGTCGGGCAATACCAAGCGGCAACATCACTAGGCGGCACAGGCTGGGCATGGTGCGCGGCGTTCATTTGCTGGGTCGTTCGCGAGGCGATGGCACGATGGGAAAAGGAGCATGGAAGCAAGCTCACATTTGCGCGTCCAAAGACCGCGGCGGCTTACGGCTTCGATGAGTGGTCACTTGCTCAGGATCGAAGCACAAAGACGCGCAGGAGCCACACAGGCGAAGCAATCGGCATTTTCTCACTACACTCCACGAGCCATTGCGGCATCGCTATTTCAGCACCGACAAAGGCAGGTAATTTTCAGAGCATAGAAGGCAACACAAACGCCAAAGGCTCACGCGATGGCGGATGCGTCATGATAAGAACTAGGAACGTGAAAGACGTTCGGGATTGGATCACATTTACAATATAATGAGCCACAAACGTTTCATCGTAGCAGCAGACAACCACGGAGGCTTAGTGTCTCATTCGGCAAAAAAGGTTTTGCTAGCGTTCTGCGAAACGTGGAAACCAAGTTACCGCATTCATTTGGGCGATCTCTGGGACTTTTCACCGCTTCGCCGCGGCGCCAGCCAAGAGGAAAAAGCGTTTGGCATCGCTGACGACTATGTGGAAGGCTTAAACTTTCTCGACGAATACAAACCCAATTTCCTAACGCTTGGGAACCATGATGATCGGATTTACCAATACGCTACGCATTGTGCCGACGGCATGTTGCGCGAGCGATGTGAGGAGCTTGTGGTAGCATCGGAAAAAGAATTCAAACGCCGAAAAATTACCTATTGCGAATACAAAGTGACCAAGTTTTTGAGACTGCCCGAAGGCGGTCCAAAGCTGATTCACGGCTTCCGCTCGACGGTCAGCCCAGCTAAAGCTCATTTCGACAACTGGGGAGAATGTTTGCACGGTCACTGCCACACTAAAGACGAGCATACAGCTCGGCACGTTGAAGGCGGCAAAGCGTTCTCGGTGGCTTGCATGGCAGACCTTGACAAGCTCACTTACAGCGACAGACAGCCAGCAAAACTAGGGCATCGCAACGGCTTTTTGTATGGCATAATAAACACCAAGACAGGAGATTGGACAGCATGGCAAGTTACAAAGGAAAACGGAATTTGGATCAGTCCACAAGGGATTCTCTGAGCGCACTTGAAAAGGCTCTGGAGATGGCAACCGCATCGCCGTTGCGTGCCGACGAATTCACCGTTGAGCAATATATCGAAAAATCGAAAAAGCTTGGGCTATATACCACCTATGACTCCAGCCGGTGGGAGCTGAAAAAGCTGGTCAAAAATGGCGAGCTAAAAATACGCAAAATCAAGATCAACGGTAAGCAGTGCAATGCCTACTCGGACGCTACTGGCAAAGCGTGATTATGCCTTGACTCCGCGCCGGATTGCGCTAGGTTTTCCCGTGACAGTGCTAGTTGCGCGACTCTTGCGAAGCGAACCAGACTTAGCCATTCAGCCCCGCTAGCACCCACTGGCGGGGTTTTTTTCTATCAGTTTTGTGAAAAAATATCCCCCAAGTGTGCATCGTCGAGAGGCCTGGGGGATCTGCTCACCTGCTAGGCGGCATACACCGTTTGACAAGTTCCAGCAAAAGATACCAATACCCGAAACGTTGTCAAATAAAAAGACCGCATCACCTCCGCTGAGTCCTCCCAACGCATTAAGTGATGCGGCCAGTGTGATGTTACCAAGCTGGAGCTTGTCACCATCGAAATGCTAGACCCGCAGAGCGAATCCGTATCCTTTTCTGCATCGTGGCAGATAGGCGAGCAAAAGATACCAGTCAGCGAGCGATTGTCAACTCACGCTTTACCGGTATCATCGGACGTAAAAGCGGTGTCATCGGACGTAAATCGGACGTATGGTTGACACGGGAATTCCAGATTTCCCGTTCGGGAAGCGCAGATTTCCCGCGCTGCAACCCTTGTAAAATAAGGGAAAATGAAAAATCTGAAAAATAATTGCGATTTATGCTTTACACTTTGCAAGTTTTTCGTCTATTCTTTGCGCGTCACCCGACACCGCTATGAAACTACCACTTCCTAAAGGCAAGCTCACCATTCGCTACATCAAAAGCCGTTGCGTCGATCAAATCTACGTTGCCGGTAAATACCTAGATGGAGCAAACGGAGAAAGCTGGAGCGATGAGGCAATCGAAAATCTTTGCAGTCAATATGATGTGTCAAGTGGCACTCAGATCGAGCGCATTGGCGGCAAGGATAAGGCAATTTACACCATCCCATAACACATGAACCTGCTACACTACCAGAAAACAGAAAACCCGAACGTCATAACCGTTGACGCAAAGACCAAGGAGGTCACGATCAAGAAGCTCAGCGGCACATACTACCGCATTGTGGCTCCTTACAACGACCGCGCGCACTGGGTCATAACATGCAGCGAGATGCACCGCGATCGCTTTGCCAGTGCCGACGATAGCACCATGGTTATTTCAGCCAATCTCAGGAACCAACTTCTTTCTCTATGATACCAAAAAACAAACGCGGGGCAGTTACCATTGCCCTAGGACACGAAGGGCTTGCACAGCTACGCGCTGCTGCTAAGCTATGCAAAACAAAACCGGCTAGCGTTGCCAAGGCACTGATTTTTTCAGGCATTGATCGCGTTCTGACCGGCGAACTCAAAATCCAAACCAAACCAACACTGACAAAATGAGCACAATACACCCACTAAAAATCGACCTATTGAAAATACCTGGCGCACGCAAATTCCAAGCGAAAGACGGAAGCTGGCATCTTGCCATCCCGCATCCATCAATTTTCATTGGCGAAAAAGGAGCATATCTCGATTGCGATCTGACCGAGCGCAAAGAGAAAGACCGCTTCGAAAACACTCACAACATTGCGTTGCAACAAACGAAGGAAGAACGACAGGCTAAGGCTCCAAAGGTTTACATCGGCAATGGGAAAACGCTGACATTCGGCAGCAGCTCGGCACCTAGCGCAGCACCACGGCAAGCACCGCAAGCTCAGGATGATGACGGAGATTTTGTCCCCTTTTAAGCCATGAACGACAACCCACCAATACTAGGCATCATCGCCCTCTACGCCTTCGGAGTCGCTACCGGCTTCGGAATCGCCGCACTATTTTACGCATTCGCATTTTAACTACCAAACCATATGACAACAGAAAATACAGAAATCGCACCGAAAACAAAACCTCGGACACTCAAAGGACTACTCTCCGAGGAGAACGTCAAAAACCAATTCGCTCTGGCATTGCCAAAGCATCTGAGCGCAGACCGCTTCGCTCGCGTTGCGATCACAGCATTGACACGCACGCCGAAGTTGCAGGACTGCACGCCTGAAAGCTTCATGCGTTGCTTGCTCGATCTGAGCGCACTCGGCATCGAACCAGACGGTCGCAGAGCGCATCTGATCCCCTACGGCAAAGAATGCACGCTCATTCTTGACTACAAAGGCATCGCCGAGCTGGTCATGCGCAGCGGCACGGTCACGAGCATCCATGCCGACAAGGTATGCGAGCAAGATCAATTCGTGGTCAATCGCGGCAAGATCGAACAGCATGTCGTAGACTACAAAGCGCCACGCGGTAACGCCTACGCTTTCTATGTCATCGTGACATTCAAGGACGGGTCAGAAAAGTGTGAGGTGATGACGCGTGACGAGGTCGAAGGCATTCGCAAGCGCTCGCGTGCAGGTCAGTCTGGACCGTGGATCTCCGACTTCGATGAGATGGCGAAGAAAACCGTGTTTCGCCGCGCATCGAAATGGCTCCCGCTCTCACCTGAGATCCAAGAGGCGATACGCACCGACGAAGATCGTGAGTTCGCTCAGGCTCGCAATGTCACACCGACCGTGCGCGCCGAGGCAATCAATCCGTTTGCACCGATGCTCCCAGCAATCCAAATGGAGCCTGCACAGGAAGGAGGTGAGGCGTGAGCAAGATAAACGATGGCGGGGGGGCATTTCCACACGGCGATCCCACACATGGCGGCGATCTAGGCATGACCCTGCGTGACTACTTCGCGGCGGCGGCTTTGCAGGGCTTGCTTGCAAATGGATGTTACGGATCATGCGATAGCGCTGCTAATCACGCTTATGGTTATGCAGACGCAATGATCAAAGCAAGAAAGGGGGAGGCATGAACTACCACATCATCAACATCGACCAAGGCACCGACGAATGGCTTAACGCTCGCAAGGGCAAATTGACGGCATCACAGGCGGCAGGCATCATCACGCCAACTGGCAAGCTCGCAGCGGCATCCAAAGGGCTGATGCGCAAGCTGGCGCGGGAATGCCTGCTCGACGATCCGCACGCTTTTGCAGGCAATGCAGCGACTCAGTGGGGGCATGACCACGAGCCAATCGCTCGCGATGAGTTCACCGAGATCACAGGGCACGCTGTCGATACAGTTGGCATGTTGCAATCCATGCTTCACCCGTGCTTAGCTTGCTCGCCTGACGGGCTGTTCATGATCGACGAAGTTGTTCACGGGCTGGAGATCAAGTGCCCTAGCGTGGACACGCATGTCGATTACCTGCTCGATGGCGAGTTGCCAGCCAAGTATCGACCGCAGGTGCATTTCAGCATGGCGATCACCGGCATTCAAACGTGGTTTTTCATATCCTACTTCCCCGGGCTTCGACCGCTCATAGTGCCAGTGCATTGGGATGACTACACCGACAAAATCAAGGACACCGCGCTGGCATTCGCGGCTGACTACGAGCAGGAAATGCCGAAGATCCTCGAAGCAATTAGACGGTAATGGGTGAAACGGAGACATTAGAAAAGCTCCGCCAATGGTGGCAAGCTGCTCCGAAAGACGAGCGGCTTGCCATCAAAATCACCGCGGCGGCGGTAAAGCGCAACGACGAACGGGACAGGGACGTAGTGCAGCGGAGAATCGACGCGCACTGGAGGAGATTTGTGAAGAAGGATTACACGAAATGAAAGAACGATACGGACTCGAAAGCATTCAAACAGTCAAGGACGCGCACTCACCGGCTGGGCAAGCATTTTATGCACCTCCGAGCTTTGCGGATCTGCCAGACTGTCCCGTTTGCAAATTCGGAACACCGATGGAACGAAAAGGCAAGCTCGTCTGCATCGACTGCGGTGCCACAGTTGGAACCACTGACAAACAAACAAAATGAACCAAAGGCTTACATACGAAGAAAAAAGAATCCTGCGCGATCTGAGCGCGGGGCAATCGACCGTAGACGCGATAGCATTGCGCTTCGGGCAGACGGCAAGCACGATCCAGAGAATCATGGATCGGCTGGAGAAGATGCGCATGGTGGCATCAAAAACGATTAACAATGGAAAATATACGGTCTATGAACTACGATAAACCAGACATTATCATCGGGATCGACAACGGCATCAGCGGAGCGTTGGTGGCAATCTCAGCCTACCATGGCAAAGTGATCGACAAAATCCTCATGCCGACACGACCCAGTGGAAAGAGCAGAGAGTGCAACGGTGCCGAGATGATCGAATGGCTGCACGGCTTTATATTTAATCGCATCGCCGTTGCGCTCGAAACGCCCAGCAAGCACTCGCCTGGCACTCTCGCTCTTTGCTCGATGTGGGACTGCTACGGCGCCATCCGCGGCATCCTTGAATCCTGCGGCATCAGACACGTCAGGATCGCGCCTAGGACATGGCAGAGCGTCATGCTGGGTGTCGTGCCGAAAGGCGAGACAAAAGCGTATGCAAGGGCAAAAGCGCGCGAAATATGGCCCGATGAGGACTGGCTCGCCACACCGCGCAGCAAGACAGCAAACATGGGATTTACTGACGCGGCACTAATCGCAGAATTTTACAGAAGAAAACTACTATGATATTAAAGAATATGAATGAAGAACTACCACAGCAAAAAAAAATCAAACATGAAATTTACAATGACCATTTTCAGAATTACAAACGCCACAATATACCAAAAGCGCAACTTGTAATTGCTGATATTCCTTACAATATCGGAATCAACGCTTATGGGAGCAATCCTGCATGGTATGAGGGCGGTGATAACAAGAATGGAGAAAGCGCATTGGCTGGCAAAGAGTTTTTTGATACCGACAAAGATTTTCGCATATCAGAGTTTTTGCATTTTTGCAGTCGCATGTTAAAGCCTGAGGACAAAAAAAAGACGGGAGTTGCACCTTGTATGATTGTTTTCTGCGCTTTTGATCAGCAAATGGAAATCATCGAAAAAGCCAAAGAGCATGGCTTTATGAACTATATCAATCTTGTATTTGTTAAAAACTTTTCCGCGCAAGTTTTGAAAGCAAATATGCGAGTTGTTGGAAACTGTGAATACGGCTTGATTCTCTACCGTGACAAATTACCAAAATTCAACAATAACGGCAAAATGATTTTCAATGCTATGGATTGGCCGCGAGACAATGAGAGTGAAAAAATTCACCCAACGCAAAAACCCGTATTGCTCCTAAAGCGTCTAATCGGACTATTTACAGACGAGGGCGATGTAGTTATTGATCCATGCTGTGGCAGCGGCTCAACGATTGTTGCGGCTCATCACAGCAATCGTTCAGCCTACGGATTTGAAATTAAGAAAAATTTTCACAAGGCGGCTGTTGAATGGCTTCAACATGAAAAAGCACAGCTAACACTTTTCTAACATGACACCACTGAAACTACTACAACTAGTCATCCGAACGCCAAAAGGCGACATCTCACGGGATCAAATCAAACATTTGATTTACGGCATGAGCATTTACCGAGCGGTGTTTTTGCTGGAGCTGGCGCAATATGATACCCCAGTCCGAACTGGCGACATGCAACAGGCATCACAAAAGTGCTGCGACCATAGATACCTCAAAGGATGGAAAGGTCACGAGCGTTACATCACGAAGATCAAGCATGAGCAGTTCACCAATCCGCACAGTTACTACACCTACATCTTGACCGAGAAAGGGCGTGAGGAAGCGGCGGAGATAACATTAAACCTGCAGGGCATGATCGACCAAATCGCCAAATCGAAAAAGATTGCTTGAGAAAACGACCTCGATGCGCTATTTTTGGCGCGTCGAGAAATTGACAAAATCACATCTCCACCGTGATTTACAAATTTAACATTTTCCCCGCCATGGGTGCAGTTCTAGGAATCTAAGGAAACCTAGGTGGAGACTGCAAACGTGGCGGGATTTTTATTTTACCGATGAGCAAAATTCACAAGCTGCCAGCAATCCAATTTTACGTTGGAGACTGGAGAAAAGACCCTAGCGTGCAATCGCTAAACTATCACGACCGTGGTGTTTGGTTTGAGATGATTTGTTTGATGCATGAATCCGAGGAACGTGGAAAGCTAGTTTTGAATGGTCAACCAATGCCGATTGATGCACTCGCAAGATTGCTTGGTTTGGATAAGCAAATTCTAACCACCACGTTAACCACCCTGCTAACCTATGGCGTTGCTACACAATGTCCTCATACTGGCATCATTTCAAACAGGCGTATGATCCGTGATGAGGAAATCAGAAAAATACGTGCAACCGCTGGAAAACTAGGTGGAAACCCTATTTTGGTTAAGCAAAAATCAACCACCAAGGATAAGCAAATTTCAACCCCTTCAACTTCATCTTCAATTTCATCTTCAACTACAACTACTAAGATTAAATTTACTAAGCCTACAATCGACGAATTGCGAGTTTTCTGCAAATCAATCGGACATCAAGAAGCAGATGGCGATGCGATGTTTTACATGTGGGAAGCAAACGGATGGAAAAACGGCAAAGCACCTTGCAAGGATTGGAAAGCTGGAATTAGGCGATACGCTGCTGAGGGATGGCTAGCGAGTCAGAAGCAAATCAAGACATACGCAAAGCCACAAACAACCTACGCAGACCGTCACCCGACCGATCCTGAAGCAGGCAAAAACCTAGACAATTTCTTATTACCATGAGTGACCTAAAAAAAGAACTAGACGAAATCCTCGCCAATGTCGAAGCAATGGCAGAGCAGACCGAGCAAAAAACCGTAAGATTGCCAGCTGGTTACGTGCCACCGCGCGTTTCAGAGCCGTCGAGGGTTAGCATACCAATCATAGGGCAAACCGCCCGTCACGGCGATTCTGTGAGCATTTACGGGGATGAGTGGCAAGCAGCATACGAAAGAGCCAAAGAATGCGCAGAAGCAGGAGGGTTAATCATCGCTTACGGTGGGCGCGGAACGGGAAAAACGCAGATGGCTTTCCACCTCGCCAGAAATGCCAACTTTCCAAACGCATCATTTCCTCCGATTTACAAAAACGGATTTACACCAGAGCATCGAAACCGACCAGCTATCTACCTGAAAGCCATGGAAATCTTTGTGGATTCTAAGCACTCGTTTAACCGCAAAGAAGCTCCGACAATCAAAGAGATTTTGCAAAAACTGGAAGATGCGGCGTTCTTGATCATCGATGAGGCACAAGTCAGAGGTGAAACAAAATTTGAGGATGACTTGCTTACCACGCTGATCGACAAACGCTATGACGGCGTTCGAGCAACGATGCTTATCACTAACCTAGGACGGAAAGAGTTTGCTGCCACGCTTTCGCCGTCGATCATTTCCCGTATCGAGCAAATCGGATGCGGGATAGAATGCAACTGGCAAAGCTACAGAACCAAAACAAAATGAACACAATCAAACTAAACCGAATATTGTACGTTTACGCCCTAAATGGACTGATAAAATGCCTATCCGCAGATGAAATCCAAGAAACGGAATTGTTAGCAGCAGGATGGAAACACACCGCAACCATTGACCCAGCACTGTGGATTGAGGCGATGGCAAACGGGAGGCAAGAACCAAGCGATATGCTGGATGAACTGCAATTCTCACCTGCGAACTACAAACCAACAGAACAATGAACACAGAATCAGACACCCCGAAGACGGATGCGCTAATGCCAGACCAAGGACACAAGCGCACAATGTTTGAGCATATCGAAGCCATGGAAGCACACGCTCGCCAACTAGAGCGAGAGCTTGCCGATGCAATGGCAGCACTGCGGAACTTGACGGATGAGATCGGCAGGCATGAAAGCGCAAGCATGATGCATCCACGGCTTACCAGAGCGATTGCGGCAGCAAATAGACTAACCAACGAAAAAAAAGAGCAAGAAAAATCCATTGATACATAAAGGCTAGAGAACTATTTTCAATTTTATTTCAGAAATCGCTTTACAATTTGCAAGGAATCAGTGTATTGTGAGCGCGCCGCAGGGCAACAACCGAACACGCAACATTATGAAACTTACACCAGCAACAAAAAACGCAATCGCAAAATACGGAATCGAAATCTGCATTGCAGCATTTGAGCAGCACAACACGCACGGCGAAGGAGCAAGCACAGTGGCGCACAGTCACGCAATCCTGAAAGGTAACACTCGCATGGGTGACGCTGCAATCAACGCAGGACGCGAACTCGCAAGCAAGTAATAACCGCAATCAGGGGCGCGACTGCTACGCGCAAACTCAACAAACTACCACCATGATCGAACACATCCAAAAACTAACCGAAGCCGAAGCCAAGCTCCTGCTGCTATTCGCAATGCAGGATCTGCGCAAAGCAATATACAACCCATCACCAGCAAGCGACGCGATCACGCTCGGCTGGCTCACGCAGAAGATCGAAACCCTCAGCAAAGAAAACTCAGAAAAATGACCACCATCGACCAAATCATCTTAACGATTGCGATCATCGCGATCCTGATTGCCATCTTGCACATCGTTTTCCTTTGGGCAACGCATCAGCCACAGGACATCAGCTATTGCTTGCCACCGACCGACCTTGACGGCAGGGACGCGCAGGGCAGCGCATTCGGCAAGAAAGGAGGCTCCCATGAGTGATACACCGAGGACAGACGCAGCCACGCGCATGGCTTTCTCCGGCGAATACATGGTGCCAATTCAGGACGCACAGAAGCTAGAGCGCGAGCTTGCCGAGGCGAAAGAGGCGGATGCAGGACTCATGCGTGCCTGCGACTACCTAGAGCGCGAGCTTGCCGACATGACAAAGCAGCGCGATGCGTTGGCGGAGGGATTAGACAAAGCTCTAGCAGCCTTGAAAGGAGAATTACATGAGTGAACGCGCCTTGGAACTAGCCACCGCGCTGGAGGCTGAGCTGCTGGCGCAATGCGACAAGCTTGAGGCGACAATGCAGCGACCAGAGTATCCATCGTTTCCAATCGACGAACGCAGTCAGATCGAGCGCAAACACGCGGAGATCAGCGGACTGCTGACTCAAGCGGATTTTATGAAATACCAATTATCGAGATTATGAATATGACAAAAGAACTATCGGAATCCCTGCTAGCAGCGTGCAAAGCGGCGGGGATTGAGACGCCCAGGTATATCGCGCAGGATGAAAATGGAACCGTTTGGCATTATGATGGAAAACCCGACACGACATTTACATTGGATGTTGGTATTTTTTCGTTTTATCCAAATTTTGGTGAACGCACCATTAACCTTGACCACCCGCCCTACGCCGACGATTGGAAAGAGAGCTTGCTTGAATGGGTTGATCATGTTGCCGACACCAGCAAAATGACTGATGAACAAATCAACATCGCCATCGCGGAAGCGTGTGGTTGGACGTGCCTTGGGCAAGTAGAAGGGTGCAAACCACATGGCTACCCGCCTGACGCTCGCAAACCTACAACCAAGGAATTGATCAAAGGATACGGGCCGTCACCGTGGGATGTCCCCGACTACCTCAACGACCTCAACGCAATGCATGAGGCAGAGATGATTCTGACAGCACAACAACGAAGGTCATACGTTAATTGCATTTTCAACCTACCTGTTTCGGAGTGTGAATCTAACGCCTTTGCAACCGCAGCGCAACGCGCCGAGGCTTTTTTAAGAGTAATTGGAAAATGGGAGATCAGCGATGACTAACAAACAAAAGCAAGCGCGAGTATCTTATCTTTTCCGCAAGCGCAAGAGCTTATGGTGGGTATTGCTAGCCAATCGGAACCCCGCATGGGAGAGCGCCTACGAAGTATCGTGGGACGGTATGGCGAAGCGGCACAAACAAAAGCCATGACCCCTCGCCAAAAATAGATTATGAAATACATATTACCAAAAAACAGTGTAGTAAAAATAGACGGGCTTCCTTGCTCTGTGTGTGAGGATGCCGTTATCGAGAGTGAAACCCCCTTAGACCTACAACCATTCGACGTGTGGCTAGTGCCACGCGTATTGGCTAAAATGATGATTCTTGCAATCATCGTCGTCGGTGCGGTGTGTGTGATTTTTGTTGGCTAAAAAGCCAGTGCCACAGATGCCCGAAAAACACAAATGAACAAACCAATGAAAATCTCAGACATCATCGAAATCGTCGCAGCCGAAATGGACGTTGACCAAGACGAAATCACCAGCAAGAGCCGAGTGCAAGAAGTTGCAGACGCTCGCGCAGTCGTGCAGGCTGTCATGCGTGACCGAGGATGGATTTACTCTCGGATCGCATTAGTTTTCAGCACGGATCACGCCACAGTTAGGCGCAATTGCCAAAAGATCGAACAGGCTCGTGCCATGGTCAAAGCATACGATGCGGTTAAGACCGCGCTAACACTCTCCCAGTCGAGTGACTGATGGGAACTAATGCCTCTGCTCCCGCATGTTCAGGCGCGAGGAGCAGGGGCGAACTCGCAATATTTCACGCTTGCCAACCGCTCAGATTTCTGTATGTTGCTTGTGTGACCACTACCACGGTTCATGCCATTGTTGGCAAACTCTACATGCTCGGAATCGGAATCAGCGAAGCGCAAATCTTCGTCATCACCGATGGGAGAACTATGCGCGAAATCGCCACTCAAGCCAAAGCAAGCTTGGTTTTTGTCAACAACAAGCTCTGGAGCCTGACTCAAAAGGGCTACATCGCCAAGCGAGCTGGCAGACCTTCGACATACCACCTGACCGCAGCAGGCAAGCGAGCAATCGCCGAACTGACCAGCGCAGAATCAACGAGATGAACTCATTCCTGCAAGCAGTCGAAAATCTTTCACGGCGCAAAGTGACGCCTTCGTGGTTTCGTTGGCGTGAGTGGTCAGCGATGGCACCGGCAATCCGCAATCGCTCGTTTTTCAGCGCCACAGTGACCTCAGCGCGCGTTCTCAACAAGATGCGGAACATGTTGCTGGACTGGCAATCGGACGCCACAGAGGAGATTGTGGACGTCAACACGGGCGAGATCGTGACAGCCTACAAAGAGAC